TGCATAAAAGGTCCTTCGATGAAGTATTCTTTTTGTCCTTTTTCGTTCTGTTCAACAATAACAGGTTCTACTGCATAGTCTACAAATTCAGATATTAATTTCATTTATTGCTCCTAATATTTCTTCCTTTGAGATGTTTTCTTCACCCATTTGCTTCATCAAAACTTTAATATTTTTCATCTCTTTTTCTGCTTCTTTCATGTTCCTATATGGGTCACCCATACTAGTTCTATCGATATATACATGAATCTTACCTCGCTTATCTTCAGCGTAGGTTATATCGACAGTTTTACCAGATACTTTAGTAGTATCTCGTTTAATTTCTTTCTGACTTTTAGGAAGTTTAAACTTCGCCTCATTCAGAATCGTTGTTATCTCGTTCCAAGTTTTCGTCATTTGCCCAATCTACTGACATTTCAACTCTTTTCATGTCTACTACTTCAGCAGCCTTTTGTTTGATGCCTTGTTGTATACTATCTTTAGCATCTTGTAATTTACCAGACTCTATTTGGTCTACTATTTCTCTACTTATATCTGACATTAAAATTCATCCTCTCCATCTTCATCGCCACCCTCTTGTTCGATTTGAGACTGCATAGCCTCTATCTCATCTGAACTCATGTGTAGCACATTTCTAAAAACATACTCTTTTGAAAGGTATGTTCCCACATAAGACTCCGCTTGTGAAAGAATGTCTAATCTCTCTCTGATAATCTCTTGTTCTTTTAATTCAGAAAAATGATTATCTGTCGCAAAATCATAATGTATAAAATCTTTCATCGCATCAAACTCTTCGCCTGATACTATATTTTTAAGAACAACTTGTGTTCTTAATATATCTGTAAACACCTTTGCAAACTTCATTTGAAGTCTTTTGATAAACTTATTAAATTTAAGTTCATCTCTAGATATTTCAGATGCCCTACCCATATTAAAACCATTATCTGCTTCTAATCTTGAACTAGGCACATTGAGAGAACGATATAGTTTCTTTTTAAAGTATTCTATATCTTCTATCTCTGCAAGATTCTGACCACCTGGTAGAGTTGTAATCTCTGTTCCTCGACCACCCTCTCTTCGTGGTAACCAAAAATCTTCTAACATAGACATATGGCGTCTATCATCTTTGATTTCGCCTGTGTCTGCGTTATAAACAAGTTTATTTCTATACTTGTTCATGACATCGGCAAGATACTGTTCTGCCTTTGCCTTCGGTAAGTTACCTACATCGATGTAAAAGATTCTTCTTTCTGGTGCTCTAGATATTCTGTAGATCACCAGTGCATCTTCCATCATTGACAACTGATTTGCAGTCTTCAATGCCTTATGTAGATAACCTATGACTACATTCTTAGTGTAGTCTAACATACCAGAAGTTGTATAACTAACAGCTTCTGGTGCTATCTTTGCTGAGTTTCCTTCATTAGCACTGCCTTTGAGAAAACCCTTGTCATTAAAAACATAGAACTCTTCTATCTTTTTAATTATGTCTATTTTAGTTTTTGGGTCTTTATCCTTTTCAACATTTCTGACCTTTTTGATTTTCATCGGGTCAATGTTTCTAAGGTCTACTAAACCCTGTTGAGGTCTACTGCTGTCTACGATTTTGTGAAAGTAGATTCTTCCATCTACATACCACTTTCTGAATAGTTCATGTGCGTTTTGATGAAACTTCATCAAAGTAAGGATAGTTTTGAATTCCTGATGCATCTTTTTCTTGATGCTTTCAGACAGGTCTGTGTCTTCTAAATCAAGTGAGACAATTCTATCCTTGGTATCTGAAACTATACATTCATTTACTATATCATCGATAGCAATATCACACTCAGGTACTAAAGATGTCTCACGGTATCTTTGAATGAGTTGAACCTCATTCTTGATACCGCCTTCCATATCTACATAAGAGCCATATGCTCCGCCTGATATGAATCCACCTGGTGATTGTTGAATGACGGGTGTTCCGTCATCCTCAACAGGTGCCACAAAAGAAGTCGCTGACTTCTTTTGCACATCTTTTACTCGTAATTCATCTTTTTTACGAGTTATTTCAAACCCAAAAATTTCCATAATAATATTTATAACACCCTAAATGGGGTGTTATTCACTTTTTTAAAGGACTCTGTTCCAATGAGAATACTGAAATTCAACATCAAATGTCTCCAATGCATCGACTGTTTCATATGATAAGTCAATCGCACCTATTGAGGTTGGAAACATATTGAAGAACTCGTATTTCGCTAAAACAGTGTCGTCTTTATTTAATTGTTCGACAAATGCTCTGTCTACTAAGTAGTCTAATGTTGTATCACCCTCACCAGAATCTAATTCTTGAATGCCTGTCTGCCAAGATTCAATCTCACTTCTGACTGAAAATTCTACATCATTAATGATTGTCACTGTCCAAGGTTCAAAGGTTCTATCTCCTGCCATTTTCAAGATACTTCCTCTGAACGGTTGTTCTATAACACCTATGTTAGCAGCTGGTATTTGCGCTGACTGGCATAAAAATTCAATTTTTTCGCCAGACCTTGGTATAAAAACTCTAAAACGGTTGGCTCTTGGTCCACCGCCGAGTAATTGTGCTTTAAATTGGTCTATACTTGCCATTATGCTTTACTCCTTAAACTGCTCCGTATATTTCTTCGAAACTTACGCCACTTCTAGTTGCGACAAAGTTCAGTGTTATAAAATTAATTGACCTATTAGGTTTCACAAAGATAGAACATACAAATTCATTTCTATCTATTACTGAGTCTGTGTTGTTTGTTTCGTCACAAACTACTGAGAAATCTATTAGACCTCGTCTGTTTTTCACATCTCTTAGGAAAGGTTCTACTGCACTTCTAAATTGAGCTCTTGTGAATGCATCATTGTATTCAAAGAGTTGTGCTTTAGCAGCTGTAGATATTGCTTTCTCTAGGACTATGAACAATCTTCTTACATTGATTCTATCGAACGCACTAGGTGAAGATAATCCAGTTTTGTCACCAAACAATACGGTACCTTGACCTGGGAATGTGACTATAGGATTAATTCTTGCACGGTATAAATCATCTCTAGATGCTTTCTTGGGGTTAAAAGCTAACTTAGTAATACCTAGATATTGACCTCTACTGAAACCAGCAGGTGAGAACCATGGGTCACGAAGTAAATCACTTCTTGCCATGATACCAGCTGTGTGTGCGTTTCCTGGAATATAACAATATTTATCGTTGTATTTTTCGTATTGATATGTCCAACCACTGTCAATCACTAAGTATGAACTCGATGTGACTGATGCGAAGTCGGTTATAACATTACTTGATTGTGTTGATTCAGATGATACACCAACTACTGATGCTCTTCGTGGTGATGCACAAACTAACATATCTTTTCTTGCCTCTGCAATAACAATTGCGTTATTGACTAAGGTATTATGATCTGCTACTAAGTCTTGATCTGTGCCTGAACCGTTATCTGTTCTAGTTGAACCTACTATCAAGAAGGAAGCATCAAACAATTCATTATCTTTAAAATGTTTTTCCCAACCAGCTATTTTTTGAGCCGCTGTTGGTTGTCTTCCGTTTTGTCCGCCTGATAGGGAACTGTTTTCTGGTAATGCTGGTCTACTGAATGCTGAACTTACTGCTTGTGCAAGTGTTCTTGTTTCACTTGCGTTTGAAAGCATTGCTGTTGAGTGACCTGACCAGTAAATATAATTTGATTCTCTTTCGATTACATCTTTGTAGTAATTACTATTACCTATGCTGTCTTTAGCGTCTGAAGCTAAGGATACGAAACCAAATGTTTCTAAAACTTCGTTTTTAGTTCCTGTAATAAGTCCATCTTCGTCTACAACTACTATGTGTATTTCATCATTAGCTGCGCCTACAGCAGATGCATTTGCAGAAGTTCCTGGAGCCTTATCAAATAAGTCAAAGAACTCCCATCTCCTGTCTACTGCCTCGTTGTCTACTACTGCTGATGTAAGTCCTGTGCCTGCTGGCTGACCTAATGCAACAATAGATAAAGCTGTGCCACTAACGGCTGATACACGATAGAATGTGTCGTGGTTTGCAAACTTAATGATATCTCTAACATTGTAGGCGCTTCCAGCGTCAACTGTGACTGATGTAGACCCAACTGCGTGACCACCCCCACTATTAATTAAATTAACTGCATCATTAAAATAAGCGTTTGAAGATGCACATACTGAAACTTTAAGTGAGTTTCCTAATGCGCCAGCATATTTCGATACAAACTTACCAACTGTGCCTGATTGGCCACCTGATTTGAATGTATTGACATAATCATCTGCGTTTTTTAGTAAAGTTGAAGAGTTACCGCTTGCGTTTGCACTGAATAAGTTAGTTGTAGCTAATCTAACAACACTTAAACTTGAGCCGTATCTCAAAAATGATTCTGCTGAATAGAAGTCTTCGGCACCAGCGTCTGTATTAGCTGGTTGGTAAAACTCATCAACTAGCTCTTGACCGTCTGAAACTGTTTTTACTTCATCAACAGGTCCCCATTGAAATACACCAGCAAATGCGCCTCGTGTAGAGGAAACTGCTGGAACAACATTCGATAAGTCAATCTCCTTGACTTGAACGCCTGGTGAAACTTGAAATGCCATGTTTTTCTCCTGTTAATGTAAAATTGTTTACACTTTTATTTATATTATTATTTAGTCTAACAGTGATTTAGAGAACCATCTATCTCCGTCTTTATCGACAAATGAACCCTCATCCTGTTGTTGACCAAATATTCCTGCTGGTAACATATCGTCCTCGATCATCTTTTGTTGTTCTGCATACAACAAATCTTTAACAGCAGTGTCCGTTAAGTTTGTAAAAAAGTCTGTTGTCACGAACCATGCGAATAATACACAATTCATTACCATATCATCATGATAACCTCTGTCCGCCTCAAATGAGTTATTCTTATTTACAAAAGTCATCATCTCGGTAATAGTAGGTCTGTCTACTACAGACATTCTATTTTCTTCCATAAGTTCTTTTAATGTTGAACAACCAACTCTTTTTATTTTTCTACTCATTGTGATACCTATATCTGTTGATTTCGTCATACCTTGCACGAAAACATTTGGATATTCGATATCATAATGTAGTTGTGTTGCGACCATAGAACCCTCTGCATTGTTTTCTATTATTACTAATGATTCATTATATGGTCTACAATACTTATTTATTAAATCTGGAAAGAGCATAGGTGATATCATGTTATCTCTAAATGTGCAAACCTGTTTAAATGGTTTACTTGTCACATCAAAGATACTAAAAGTAGAATAATCTATACCTCTTCCTTGCGATACATCAACTGTTGTGATGTATGTATGACCTGCTATCGGCCTTTGATATACAGAAACATTTTCTTTCTTCCAGTCTGGGTCTATTGCCCTCAGACCTAACAATGTATCTGCATTGATAAGAGTATTACCTGTTCCTAAGAAACTATTACCATACTCTTGTTCAAACTGTGCATCTGATGTATTTGCAATTGTTTGTTTTTTCCATTCTTCATCACGACCTGGAACATCAAACCAATTGATCAAGAAACTATTGTATTCGGAATTACCATGAACTGCACTTTCATATATCTTATGAAACATATTACCTACACCATTTGCAGTAGATGTAATAATTACTTTAGAATCTTTACCAGAGGTGACAACAGGATATGTTGCAGTATAGAATGTCTCTGCATCTTCAACGAAAGCAAACTCATCTAGATATAACATGTTAATCGACATACCACGAATCGAACTCGATGATGTGGCGGCCGCTACAAGTTTACTATCGTTACCAAACTCTATATTACCTTTATTTAGTATTTTAACACCTGGTTGTAAGAAGAACGGAACGGTTTCCAGCATGGTTACAATTCTTGCGACCATTTCTCTAGCAATCGCACCTTTGTTCGCCAGAATCGCAACGGTGACTTCTGGTGTGAATAATAGATACCATAGTAGATATGCACAAGATGTTATTGATTTACCAGACTGACGAGCAGCTAAAACAACACTAAATCTATTATCGTTAAAATGATTTATAAGTTTCTCTTGATAACCACGAAGTTTAAAAGGCACAAGTCCTTCATCAAGAGATATAATCTGAGTATACTTCTCTATGAAATGTGTAGGGTCTTGCGAACACCTCTGATACTCTTCGATTTGGTCTTTAGTATACTTTGTTTCTACACCTGCTCTTTTAATCAGGTTATTACCAAGATATCCTTCGTTTTTAGGTTGAACCATTAATCTTTATTCTTTTTGAGAAACTTCTGTAATTCAGATGTCGAACCAACATATAAATGATTATGTTGTGTGCCTACTTTCTGTTCATCATCTTCTAGTTTTTTTAATTTTTGTTGTAAGTCAATAAGTTTCTCTGCTGTTTCTCCTACAGTTTTAATTAATTGACCTGCGACTTCATATGCACGAGGATGTTCCGTTTCTTTTGATAGTTGTAAAATGCCATCGATTGCATCTTGACCTCTCTCTACTAAACCATATAGATTTTCTCTTGCATATCTATAATCAGTTTCAATATTCTCTGATCTTTCAGGCAGTTTTACTACTTGTGTTTTTTCTTTTATATCTGATTCGATATTTAAAATATCATCTAATTGTTGATCTATTTCTTTTGCCATAATTAACTTGCATCTTCGGTCTGATTCTCACTAAATGTATCGTCAGTTCCGTCATCATAAAATGTCACATTCTCTGCAACTACAAATGCATCTGTTGGGTCAACAGAACCTACAAATTTTAATGTAGTATTTGCAGGTATTGTTATTGCACTACTTACAACAATTGACAATTTATTACTAGCGATACTAGAAACTGTCGGATTAGTTGTTAAGTTTGTTCCGAATACTTCATTGCCTACTGCTATCTTACTATTTATTGCAGTATCAAAAGTGACTGTGGTGTTGCTAGATACTGCATTTGCAACCTCACCAAATGCAGGTTCGTAATGTTTAACTTCTTTTACAAGACCAGCACTATTGATTTGTGTAGTAGTAAATCCTGTATCTGTAGAAAATTCACCTGATGGTATATAAGTTCTTTCAATAACATTTTTAATAAGTTTACCAGTATAGATAGGACCAAAGAAGTATGTTTTCATCTGAAAGTCTAATGTGTATTCTATTACTCTTCTATCTTCAAAACTTCCCTCGTATTCATCATTAAAGGACACACTATTTAATACAATCGGCACATCTCTATTATCTGGTATTGCATCAACCATTTTCATAGTCACTGTATATTCAGGTTGAAAGTATGGTAATATTTGTTCTACTATTTGTAATGCTTCATTCATATTCTTTGCAAGAACAGATAATGTAAAGTTTAGATTATAAGGTGCAGGTGCATATTGAAATCCTCTTTTTGTGACATCAGACTCGTATTGATTCTTGATTGATCTGATTAATTTATTTTGTTGTCTCTGTGAATCGTATTCAAAACCTGTAAGTTCAAATGCCATACGAGGCAATGTAATCGCACTTCTGTTTCTATCTGATAAATTTGGTTCTTCTGCAAGTCTATCTAAAAACTTTTGTTTAGGACCATAAGATATAGGAACTCTAAATTGAGACAATACAGTGCCGTCAGATTTTACTTTCTTTACATCTACATTATTAAATAATGTGCCAAAAACTGATACACATCTTTTAATTGTTTCGTTATAAAAATAGGTACCAAACATTATGGTTCTCCGAATGGGTTCACTTCACTCAGATCAAGATAATTTGAATCTTGGTCTTCAAAGTCTTTGTTTTGTGCAGATGCATCATTACTGAATACCATTCTATCATCTATAGATGTTATAGTAAACTGTGCTGTTGATGTTGCACCTACTAATACATCGTTAACTGCGAGTGTTGTTGTGACATCTTTAACTGTTAGTTTACTTGTGATATTATTCCAAGTCACAACTTCACCGACAACTGTGCCACCTTTTGTTATGTTCTCATTTACTACATAATTTTGACCATTGCCACTTCCCATTGACATAACAGTTGTATATGCTTGTTCGTCTTCGATAAGATCGATATCACCGATACCTGTATCAAAGTCTTCTTGACTATATTCAAACAATTCACATTTAAGTTTAAATACAAATAGTTTACCAACTTGATAGAATGGGTCTTCGTGTTCTACGAATTTGATTTCGAACATAGAACCTGATAAAGGAAAATAAATTAAATCTCCTTCGTTTGGTCTAAATGATGTTGCAAGATTTTCATCTAAAGATACAAATCTTTCCCATGTTCTTAGAGATATAATAAAGGTTGCTTGGTCTCTGATTTGAAGACCAAACTTAGACATGAGATCACCCTCGCCTTCAAAACCGTCTGTATTCTCAATATACATCTCGACTTGATATGAATCGCCAAATTTAGATTGCACATCTTCATTTAAGATTGAATCTTCTTCGATTATTTCTCTTGGCAGATAAAAGACATTATGCCCATACATGCGTAGGGCTTCAACAACTAAATCTTCGTATAGGTGTTGTTCTGTCTGGACTGCATGATTAAAAAATACATTTGTTGGCATATCATTATCCTATCATGTCCATAGGCAACATGTCATGATTTAGTCTCGCTTCCTCTTCTAGTCTTGTTATTTCTTCTTGTGCTTCTGTTTTTAATTGTTGACCATCTAGTGTCACACCGCCAGGCAATGCAATACCTTGAAACTTAGATAGATTTTCCCCCCATTGATACTTAACTTTTGCAGTAGCATATTTCTTTAACCACATGTCGTTGTAAATATCTGTGAAATCATTAGGGTCTAATTTTCTATAACACTCTATAATTATAAACTCATTGTTGTTTATACTATCTACATCCATGTCTAAGTATAATCTATTTTGATGTTGATTGAATCTGATAGGTTGTCGACCTACTAATATGTTATCTAATAGTCGAATATGTTGTTGTACCATCTCGTAATATAATACATTTGTTGCAGTTAAATCATATAAGTCATTAAGTCTTAACTGATATCGTAAGTCAAACATATTGAGATTGTGTTTATCGTTGAACGGAAAAATGTTCATAAATGCTAAAACAAAATCAGGTAATACTAAATAGTTTTTCTGATGTTGAAACTGTTCATCTGTGTAATCATGATTACCAGCGGCTGACTCTGTAAAAGTTTCATCAGATTTCATACCTGTAATTTTTGAATCAGTGATTTTGTGTTTGAGATACATCTTGATAGAACCCTCGTAATGGTACTGATGAAAGTATTGTAGCGCTTCATCTATTCTATCATCCATCTGGTCGTCATCGACATTGATTTCAAGAACAGGAGCACCGAGAGCTCTCTTGATATATTCTTTAAATGTTGCTTTGCTATTTGGTGATGCCATAGTAATATTCCTGTCTAATATTACTATTTATGTGAAATTTATTCTTGAAAAAAAGTTCTTTGTTGAAGTCTGTCTATTTTTTCATCTATTTTGTCAATAGAGTCCATAAGTCTTTCGAAAGTAGCTTCCATACTTTCTCGTGTGACATAATCTTTGGCAATCTCTTCTCTAGTCTTGTTAATAAGAATGTCTAATCTTTTTTGTTCACCTAGTATTGAACGAACAAGAAAACCTAACGGCAATACAAAGATTGTTAGTATGATATTCCAAAGAACTTCGGGATTTACTGTAATGTCCATACAACTATTTAGTAAATCATGTCGCCGTTTTCGTCTATCTCAAAGTCTAAATCAGGATTTTTCATTTTTTCTCTAGGGACTCCGCCAGATACATCTAGATTAAAAGATATACTATAACGATCTTTTTGAGTTAAATTGGGTTCGACCATATGCATAAGACCACTAGGAAAAAGATAAAGGTCACCTGTTTTTGGTTCGACTGGCATTGATTCCCATATTCTTTGTTGAGATGCAGGAAAGTTTGAAACTATTTTATGGTCAGTATCTATTGCTCTAAAATCACCCTCATCACCATCTGCATGAATAAAAAATACACCTGAGTAAAAACATCCATTATGTAAGTGTGGAGCGTTCCAGGCGCCTGGATAGTTAATATTTGCCCATGAGTTATGCATTTCTATTGTTGCAGTATTTTTCTCTATACCAAGAAAAGGAAGAAGTTCATCTCTAAATTCTCTTCTTATCTGTCTTATTGCACGAATGAAAACAGGATTAGTATCAACACCATCAATAGATTGCCAACCGTTTCTATTCGATACATTTCTGCCTGTAGGATTTCTTTTTCTCATCGCATCTATTTCGTTTTTTAATGCGACCATATATTTTGGTGTAATCTCTGAGTTCTGATCTTTACTTAGATATTGTTTAATAAGAACATATGTAGGAAATAATAGTCTAATCATTTTTTTCACCTTTATGAAAAGGACATTCTGGTGGTGGTTCGTCTTCTTTATAAAACTGACCTTTCTCTTGCCAATATCCTTCAAGACGATAAGGACCCATTTTGCCGTCTTCTTTCATCTCATCATATTTAGTTCTGCCAAATTCATCCATAGTTGGCATCTCATCGTGTGCTGTATGTTTACTTCTGTTATCGTGCCATACTTTAGCATCTTTCAATTGATATGTTGCAACCCATTGTTCCCTTTTGAAAGGTATTATTTGAACTAATGGTGTGCCTGCTGGTATTGTAAATGAGTGTTCTACTTTAGGGTAAAATATTATTTGTGAGTTATCGTAATTAGTATTAAATGTATCTGTGTCTATTATACCATGCCATGTAGAAAAGAATTTGTTTTGATGTAAAAATGGGTCTAGATAGAAGCATGAATATCCTGGTGGTGTTTTGATATTCCATGCACTTCTCATTTTAAAAGCATCTCTCACTGGATTATCACCACCTAGATATTCAAATGCATTGTCTACTTGTTCTGATGGATGTGACGGTGAATTATAATTACCTTTTTTTGTATCTCCTGATATGTAGTTAGTGCTATTAGATGCATCTCTATCAGCACCAACTAAAACTCTCATGTCTCTATTACTAACAATATACCAACCTGATTTTGTCCAATCATGCATTGCTGGACAAGCACGAATTGTTTGAACAAATTTTCCTCTGATAGCCTGATTGACTTTCATTTTTTTCCACCAATCAGGCAATAAATTCTTTGCAAGAACTGGTTTAAAGTCTCTTAAACTATCTTCGTTAAAAGTTGTAAAGTCTATCGTTGGCATTATAAAATTCTTCTTTATCTACGAGTTCGACCTCGTCACCCCTTAATACTATTGATCTTCTATCGGCATATCTTGCTCTTTCATTTGGTGCATCTGCACCGTGTGGTATTCTTCCGTCAAACATTAACAATCTATTAGGCACAAAATCTACTTCACCTATCTGATGATTTTTTATATGTTCATCTCTGCCATCAAGGCCTTGTTGCGGTTCGTCATAAAATCTTAATGTGCCACCCCAATTAGGATTCCAAAATGTATTATAATAATACAGAAAAGATAAATTATAATCATCTTTTTCATGACAATCACTATGTGTTGTGCCATGTTGACCATGAGTTTGAGAGTTAGTTCCCATATATTGAAATCGAACCCACTTAAAACCAAAGTCAGTCATAATTTTTCTATTCAACCATTTTGGAAGATATGTATATTGTAAAGGTGTATCTGATATCATTTTACCATCTTTATCACCTCTAAAAAAACTTGTTCCCCAAAACTGGTGATGAGGTAACCCTGTCACGCTTTCACCTCTCACTGAATTTGTTTTTGACCAAGTAGGTTGACTAGATAATTTTTGATCTAAAAAATGATGTAAAGATTTTTCTAGATAGTTGTCTAAAACATAT